GGGGGGCCTTTCTTCAATCAATTATAAAAGAAAGAGGTGCAACCATGTCAAAATATTCCCCGATATATCAAAAAATATGGAAGGATAAAGACTTCCTAAAGTCCTCCAAAGATGAAAAACTAATATTTTTATATCTCACCACAAATGATGCAATTCATATAAGTGGAGTTTATGAGATTCCATTAAGCACAATTGCTTATGAAACTGGCATCCCTTCCTCAACAGTTAAGCAAGTGTTGACCAACGGTTCAATCAAGAATGTGATTTATGATATTGAAAACGAGATGGTGTTTCTGGTCAATCGTTTAAAAAAATACAGCCAAGGTGGGAACCCAAGCCAAGTTGATAAGGGTGTTGTTAAACAATTTCTTGAAAATGCAAAGACTCCACTCTGGAATTTGTTTTTAGAAGCTAATCCTTATTATACAACGCTTTTCTCAACCCTTGACCAACCCTTACCAAAGGGTTCATTACCCTTACCCTTACCCATACCCTTAAGAGATTTAAGTAATAATGGAACAAACTCAAATTTAGTTGATGAAAATTTCAATGAAGATTGGGGGCGATATCCTAGAAAAGCAGGGGATAAGAAAAAGGCTAGAGGGTTTTATATTAAATCAGTCGGATTGAATAAGCGAAAAGAGTTCCTGCTAAAAATGGATGCTTACGTTGATAGTGTCGATGATCCACAATATTTAAAACATGGTGAGACTTTTTTTAGGAATTGGGAGGACTTAGCTGTTTCCAATCCTTTACCGTTTAAACAAAAAGAAACATCAGGCTCTGCAAAGAGAAAACAGATTGAACATTTGCTATCAAAAGAAGATGATGCACCCTTACAAATAGGGGGTGAGATATGACTGTTACCTATAAAGAGTTTATTGAACAGATAGCAACCTTGTACGCTTTTGGGATGGAGCAACGTGACGAATGGGAACTTAAAATGTGGCACAGGGCTATTTCAGACAAGAACACCACTCAAAAGCAACTTAGTGATGCAGTTTTAACAATGACTCAAACGATCAGCAAATTTTGGCCTACTGATAATATCCCTAGCATTATATTAAATCTTGTTGAAGAAAAGAAAGAGGCTGATAATCTTTTAGCGTGTAGAAATCGTTTGCAACTTGAAAAAGAAAGATATGAAGCTGACTGCAAGCAGATCAAAGAATCATTTGGTGGAACTGAGGAAGAGGCTGAAGAAAATAAAGCTAAAATCAAAGCTATGCTAAGGGAGGTTTTCAAATGAAAGAAAAACAAAACAGTTTTGGGTTTAATGTCGAGTCAAGATTACATGCAGATGACCCACCTATGTTTGACCAAGCCCGTGCAAGAAAAACAGACCCAGTTACATCGCATGAGGCAGCTAAGTTGATTACGCCATCACTGAATAAAATTGAGGAGAGTATCTACGAGGCTCTGCTTGAGGTTGGTGAGATGGGGGCAACGTCAGATGAGATCGTCAAGATGACGGACATTAAGTATCGGTCAGTTACTCCAAGATTAAAACCAATGTGTAAAAAAGGGTTTGTCTTTGATTCAGGTGAATGTAGGAACGGTGATTCTGGTCGGCAGCAAATAATCTGGAGGGCAATATGAAAACAGTTAATTTATTTGGTCATAAAAAGTTTAGCAAATAGGGGTCCAATGAGCGAACATACAGAACAAGTCACGCTGATGAATTGGTGCAAGTTGATGGAACGTATTTATCCACAGTTGGCTTTAATTTTTAGTATACCTAATGGGGGAAAACGCCACATTGGGACAGCTAGAAAACTTAAGGCCGAAGGAGTAAAATCTGGGGTCCCTGATATTTTTTTGAGCGTTGCTAAAAACGGTAAGCATGGTTTATATATCGAGCTAAAATATGGCAAGAATAAGCCTAGCAAAAACCAGCTTGAGTGGCTTAGTGCTTTATCGGATGAAGGCTATGAGGCAAAGGTATGTTATGGGTTTGATGAAGCTAAGAAAGTAATTTGCAATTATATGGGGATTAAATAATTTTTTCGGTAGCCACGGGGTTTCAAAGCCCAATTGCCAGTAATGGGTGGTGATCTGCCCGAAAGGGTGGGTCTGCCGAAAATTAACCAACTAGGGGGAGAAACATGACAGATGATGAAATATTAGTTGATAGGCAAAGTAAATATGGACCACCAAAACTATTCTTTAAAACGTATGGTGGGATGTGTAGATTATTAGAGCAGTACTCTGACTCTTCATCAAGTAACCAAGAAACTATCAATGATGCCCATCTGGCAGCCTTAAAAATGGTAATCCTGAAGGTATTGAGATCAACTTGGAACCCAATCCTTGAAGATAATTATAAGGATGGTCGGAATTATCTGACGATTGCAGAAGATTGTGCAAAAGAGAAAGATACTTATTGATACAAGGGGGAGAATGAAAAGGATTGAGCTAGATTGTGATTGTGTGAGCATTGCTAGTAAAGTTAAGGCAATGAGAAAAATCGGGCAATGGGAAAGTCGGAGCAATGAGTTCCCTTTTTATACGCTAGGGAAGTCTGCCTATCTAGATGGAAACTCTAAAATTTACTATCGAGAATCTGAGTATTTAAATGCGTTGTTGTTCCGATCTTTTTATCCGTTATACAAAGAGGTGACAAAGAAGCTATCATCTTTTTTTGGTGAGTGGATAGTGTTTAATCCTAAATTGGCTTTACCCGGTTTCCATATTTTCCCTGCTGATAAAAAACTATTATCTGTTGCTGGGAACTGGCATCTCGACTCACCTCATGAAACTTTAGGAGTTGGAGAAAAAGATGCTTACGCTTTCACCATTGCAATTGAGTTACCGACAGGTGGGGGTGGAATGGATGTAAAGATAGGGGGAGATTCAGATGAATATGTTGAGTATAAAGTTGGTGAACTTTTGCTCCACGATGGAATGACTCCCCATAGGATTTCACCGTATAGAAAATATATTGAAGGAGAACATAGAATCACAATGCAAGGCCACATTGTCAGGGATGGTAAGGAATTAATAACTTTTTGGTGAGGAGACAAAAATGGTTAAAATGGGGATGATTAGAAAAAGGATATTGGTAAAAGCAGATGAACTTCCAGAAACAACAAAGGGGGGTTTGTACTTAGCAAAACAAGGGGATGTTTCAGAAGATGATAGACATATATATAGCCATACTGGTACAGGCAAGGTTGTGAGGAGAGCAGAAAATGTTGTTGGGATTGAGGTGGGCGATAGAGTGTTTTTTGGTAAGCATGTGGGTGCGCCAATTAAGATTGAAGGCGAACAATTTTTGATGATGAAAGAGGAAGACATTCAAGCAACGGTTGGCAATTCAAATATTAGTTAATTATAAGTAGTTGATAAGTGGGGGCTTACGGTTATTCGTACTGTAGCCCTTATTTATTTATTGATTATAGTTGACAATGTAACCAGATATGATAAGATCTGTGTATGAACTTAACGAAACAAAATTCAAACTTAACGGGGAGAGATGAAATGAAATATACATTACAACATGTAGCAAATGGCAATTGTATTATAGATGAACAACAATTTAATACTGAAGAAGAAATGGAAGCATACATTGATAGTGAATGTTTACCAGTATGGGAAAATGGAGATAGCATTATTTGTAACGGCTCAAGAAGAGAATGTTTTGATAACTATGAAGTATAAACAACATTTAACTAACAGGGGGTTCGCCCCCTCAACTGGGAGAAACAAAATGGCATCGCCACTACAGTACAAAGTTTATAGCAAGAATGGAAAATATTGGGCAGTACTTAGAACGCTAAATATGGCTCAAGCATTAATGAAACTATGCAACTGTGAAATAAAGATTAAGTTTAGAAATAAAATTGTAGATAAAAACTATTAACTAACAGGGGGCTTCGGCCCCTAACTGGGAGAGATGAGATGGCAAACTACAATCAAGACCATGTGTTCCAATATTGGCATTCAAGAGGAATTGGTGGGTATAAATGGGTGGGTGGCAAATCATTATGTAATATTAATATTTGTGCAATCAAATCGCATTCTAAAAAAGCTAAAAATTTTCAATGGGGAGAGATGAGATGAATAACTATTTTGAAAAAATTGCATGGGGAATACTTCTTATGTCTGTTGCATATATCGGTGGGCATTTATTAATCGCAACAATTAAATAAACGGAGAGTTATGGAAAATACATATAGTTACCTATTGGGACGGCCTCCCCTAAAATTGGCTGACAGGACAAAGTCAAGTGGAGGTCCAAGAGTTCAGATCAGGTTCAAGAGTGACAAGCAACGAGACATGATTCACAAAGTGGTAAGTGCGATCAATGCAGGATCAGCTTATGGAGATATAACTTTTAATAGCTTTGTTTCAGGGGTAGCGTTTCGAGAAGCTGAGAGAATTTTAAAAGAAGAGGAGTATTAAAAAAACGGGGAGAGGGAGCCGAAGCCCTCCCCCCATCCGTGCTTAGGAGGCACAACCGAGAACTGAGAGTAACTCGATTGATGTCAAATCATAACACAATCCCACCCCAACTTCCTAGCATAATATAATCTGTTTGAAATTCCCTGAAAGTTAATGCATAATAAAATGGAATGTAATCTGGAATATATTCTGAGGTAAACATATGTTTGATTTTCCGGGGATGATCTCATCAGTAACAGGATTAGCCTCAAAGTTCATACAAGATAAAGACCTAAAAACAAAACTTGAATCTGCTATCAAAGAGAAAATGCTGGAGCATGAGGTCCAGTTCGTTTCCTACCAACGTGACATCATCACAGCAGAAGCAAAAAGCCAGAGTTCATTGGCAAGAAACTGGAGGCCGATAACCATGTTGGTGTTTGTATTAATCATAGCTAATAATTACTTAGTCTATCCATACATACAATTATTTGGTGGCACGGCAGTTCAGCTACCTATACCACCTGACATGTGGGATCTTCTCAAGCTGGGGATAGGTGGCTATATAGCAGGAAGGTCGGTTGAGAAAGGAATTGAAAGTTGGAAAAAAAAGGAGAAATAAATGGTAACAAAAGCAAATAAACTTAATTCAGCATATGCAAAAGCAAAAGCAAAAAGTCCACAAGCAAGAATACAGAAAAGGATTAATCAAAAACTAGCTCAACCAACCAAGCCTAAAGTAAAACCAAAACCATCTAAAGCTAGGTCTACAGGCACGATTAAAAAACGGGCTAATAAAATGTTTGACTCATTCTAATCATGGGGAAAGAACGCACAATGAATGAAGCTGTTCAGATAAATAAGTTGACTGAAAAACAAAAAGTTTTCTGCCGTGAGTATTTGGTTGATCTAAATGCAACACAGGCTTATATTAGAGCAGGTTACAGCGAGAATGGGGCTAGTGAAAGCTCTTGCCGATTACTAAGTAATGTTAAGGTTCAAGAATTTATTAAGGACAAGTTGAAGGAGCGTGAGAAGAGAACTAATATCAATGCTGATGACTTGTTGCAATACTGGCATGACCTGACTTACACCCCGATGGATGAAATGTTTGATCAGGGTCCAGACGGTACGTTTATACCAAAGTCTTTTTCTGGAATGACAGCAAGGGCCAAGCGTTGTGTGAGTGAGATGAAAAGCCAATTTGCAGCAGATGGTACTGGATGGCAATCAATTAAAAGACTAGACCAAATTAAAGCATCAGAGATGTTGGGCAAGAGTTTAGGATTGTTCAAGGATAAGCTAGAGGTTAGTGGTGGAGAGAAACCTATTAAGGTTTTAAACATTATAGGCGTTGTGCCTGAAGGCGAAGATGACACAGATTTTAACTGAAGAAGTTGATGTTGAGATCCCTGAGCCTTTCATGGATCTATATAAACCTTGTAGGTATAAAGCTTATTTTGGGGGTCGAGGTTCAGCAAAGTCTCATTCATTTGCAAAAGCTTTACTGTGTGAGGGCTATGAAAAGAAATTAAGGATTCTATGTGGTCGAGAGGTTCAACGATCTATTAAAGATTCAGTTAAGTTATTGTTAGACGATCAGATCGAGATACTAGGATTGCAGGATCATTACACATCTTTGCAGAATGAAATCAGGGGAGCTAATGGCACGGTGTTTTTATTTGCTGGCCTTGGGGCAATGACTACAGATCAGATAAAATCTTTAGAGGGAATAAATCGTTGTTGGATTGAAGAGGCACAAAACATTTCACAGCGATCTTTAGAGGTATTGATACCAACGATTAGACAACCGGGTAGTGAGTTATGGTTTAGTTGGAACCCAAGGAACGCAAATGACCCAGTTGATAAGTTGTTTAGGGGTGAAGTCACTCCAAAGAATGCAATCATCAAGAAAGTTAACTTTGATGATAATAAATTTTTTCCTAAAGAGCTAAACGATGAAAGAATATTTGACAAGGAAACTAAGAGAGATAGGTACAGCCATATCTGGATGGGGGAATATGAACCTACTGCGGTGGGTGCAATTTGGGACCGTCAGACGTTTCATCAGAACAGGCGTCAAGAAGTGCCAGAGATGGGCAGGATCGTTGTCAGCATTGATCCAGCAATTTCGTCTGAAGAGAAATCTAACGAGCATGGGATTGTTGTTGTGGGTATTGGCTCTGATGGGCGTGGTTATGTGCTTGATGATGTATCTCTAAAAGGTACACCATCTCAATGGGCTAATCGGGCTGTGAGTATATTTCATAAATGGGATTCTGACTCAGTGGTAATTGAGGTTAATCAAGGGGGCGATATGTGTAGAAATACGCTTACAAGTGTTGAACCCGGTTTGCCAATCGTGGAAGTTAGGGCAACACGAGGCAAGCATGTTCGGGCAGAGCCAATCAGCTCTCTTTATAGTTTAGGCCGTATCAGTCATGTAGGTACGTTCCCAGAGTTAGAAGATCAAATGTGCCAGATGGTGGCAGGAGGTTATGCAGGAGAAGGCTCACCCGATAGAGTAGACGCACTTGTTTGGGGATTCACTCATTTGTTTCCTAAGTTGGTGCAAAGACCAACTACTGCTAGGAAACGATTAACTCCACGGGCAGCTACTGGATGGTTAGGATGAACAACCAAATTGAATTAGACCAGAAAGAAATGCAAGGCAAACTTGAGGAAGCAGTATCTCAAACAGGCAGAAGCATGGTGCGTTTGAAAAACGAATATCATCAGCTTAAAGTAATAATGGACGATCTTGAATATGAATTAAAGTTATCAAAGCAAGCAAACAAATGAGGATTTTGCATAATGGCTAAAAGAAAAAAAATGGGTTGGGATGAGTTAGATGGGTTGGGTTATATTGGGTTAATGAGTGCCGAAGATTCTGATGATAGCTCATCACTAGGGAATACGGCTGATTCAGTTGGGGATTTTGCTGACCTCTTGATGAAACTTGTTCCTGCTATAAAAACGCTTAGTGGTGACCCTAACGACAGTTCAATGGGTGGAGATGGTGGGAATGGTAACACAAGCTACGATAATCTCGATATCGGATCAGCTTTTGATGGTGCTAGAGGTATTGATGAATTGCTCCCATCTGGTAAGGGTGGTGGCAAAAGTGGTGGTCTTGGATCTCTAGCTAGAATGTTCAGCTAATGAATTTAGCAGATATGTTAAGAAATAGCCCATTAAGACGGCAACGACTAGATGAACGCAAGTGGGACTCTAATCGAATGTCGTATGATGCTCACCGTATGAGGGATGTTCCTTTCATTGGCAAAGCGTTACAGTTCTATGATGATGTTACTGGCCCAGAAGCATGGAGTAGATCGAGTCCAGCCTTAAACGATGATGTACGGCAAGCAATCGACAATACACCAAAAGCTGAACTAATGGAGGGTTTAGGTAATTATCTTCCAGCTATGGATACGGGTGGGTTGGCTGGAATGTTAAAGAAAATGCCTCTTAGCAAAAAGAAATGGTATGGGGGGAAAGACCCTATGCAATTAACAGAGAACGAGTTTATAAAAACTCATAAAACAGGAACTATCCCTATTGGGGCTTATGACGAAACAGATTGGTGGGGAACAGAGATAAAGGCAAACCCACAGTTAATAAAAACCATTGATATCCCACAGGGACAAGTTGAGTTCAGAAAGTCTGGCATAAAGAATTCGTATACAAAGATGATCGGTGATGGACCCAACGAGAAGGTTGCTAGGGGAGATGACGGTTTGGCACTGTCCTTGTCAGATTCAGAAATAAAAGCAAAAGGCTTACCTGTTGAAGATCAAACGATCACTGCCTTTTTTAATGGAGAGCCTATTGGTCATGCCTCTAATGAGTTTGGATCGGTTGGTGTGTTTCTTAACCCAAAAGGGCCAAGGCGTTTTCATGGGGATTCAATAGGAACAGAATTGTTGACAGAATTCATGAAAGAAAACCCACATATGCAAATGGGGCGAATGACTCATTCAGGGGAACGGACAGCTAGAAAAGCACATAAAAAATTAACTAATATGATGCGAGGAGAGCAGGGTTCTAGACAAGGTGGCAAAGGAGCATCAAACTTTGTTTCATTCACAGATGATATTGCAAAGATATTAGAACGCAACGATCAACCGATTGGAGACTTAGCAAAAGGCTTAGATGAATCGTTAAGAATGGGAAGGGCTAAGGATATGGGGTTTGATGTAGATAAAACATGGTACAGAGGAACAGACAAAGATTATAAGCGTAGTAAGAAAGATTCGTTTTACTCATCTGACCCAGAGTTCGCAGAGCAGTTTACTTACGGCACTGGTCCCATTGCCCCCGTTTATGCTAAAGGTAAGATATTTAATGCTAACAATCAAGATGAGGTGAGTGCAGTTCTTGCCAAGATGGATGAGTTAAATGCTCATGCGAAAGCTAACCCATACACCGATGCAGTTAGCTATTATCCTTATGCTAGGGATGTACTCGAAGGTGGTGTGGCGAGGGGCGATGCACATAAAATTGAGCAGGAAATCGTACAGCAAGCATTGAAAGAGCTTGGGTATGATGGGACTAAACTGATGGAGGGAGGGGTTGAGAATCTTATGATGTTTAACCCAAAAAACATACGTTCTAAGTTTGCTAAATTTGATCCCAGAAAGAAAAACTCAGCAAACGTGTTAGCTGGTGCAGGAGCAGGTTTTTTAGCAAGCCAACTAATGGGACAAGATCCAAACGAGAGGTTTTAAAGAAAGGCTTACTAGAATAATTAAATAAAAAAGGTTATATTGTAAATCAAATTATGTAGTCGAAAAGGGTACACTAAATGGAAGCAATACAAGACGAAGAAAAGAAAACAGAGAAAAGCGAAAGACCTAAAAAGGGTGATTCTAACAAAGAAGCCGACATCATAAAAGGTGCGACTGAAAGGTTTGAAGAGTCACAAGATGGCTCTGACTTTAATCGCAACCGATATGAAGAGGATATAAGTTTTGGACGTTTAGGTGATCAATGGCCTAGAGATGTAAAACGTCAACGAGAGCTTGAATCTCGACCCTGCTTGACCATCAATAAAATTCCTCCATTTGTTCGCCAAGTTGTAAACGATGCCCGTCAGAATAAACCGGGAATCATTGTTTCACCTGTGGACAATGGGGCAGATAAAGCTACGGCAGAAGTTATTAATGGATTGGTTAGAGCTGTTCAAAGAAACTCAAACGCTGATATCGCTTTTGATACTGCCTTGGATCATGCGGTGTCAGGTGGCTTTGGTTTTTTCCGTATTGGCATTCATTACGCAAGTCCTGAGTCTTTTGACCTAGAGGCTAGAATCCACAGAATACCAAATCCATTATTAGTCCATTGGGATGTTAACTCTACTGAGTTTGATGCTTCTGATTGGAACTATGGTTTCGTAAGTGACTTCTTTACTAAGGACGAATTTGAGAGTCAATGGCCTGATCGAGAAGCAAGTAGCTTCCAAGGAGATGAACGAGGAACGGTAAACCATTTCTCAATTCATGAGGAACATATTCAGGTTGCAGAGTATTTTCTGCGAGAACCTGTAACTAGGAAATTGCTTGAGTTAGATAACGGGATGGTTATACGAGAATCATCTTTAACCGATGACGGTAGGATGCTGATGTTGGTGGAAGGTGTAAACATCAAAAGAGAAAGACTTGTCCAAACGCATAAAGTAATGAGAAGGGTTTTAAGTGGCAAGGATGTTCTGGAGGAAGATGAGTGGCCGGGCGAATCAATCCCGATCTGTCCTGTTTGGGGAGAAGAAATAATTTACGATGGACGTAGACATTTTAGGTCAATGATCCATGATGCAAAAGACTCACAGATGATGCTCAACTTTTGGCGTTCAGCTTCTACTGAATTGGTGGCACTCGCTCCGAAAGCTCCATTCATTGGGCCTAGAGGATTTATTCATCCTGATGACGCAGAGAAATGGGAATCTGCTAATACCAGAAGCCACGCCACTTTGGAATATGACCCGTCAGCAGGTGCGGCCCCGACAAGACAACCTTTTGCTGGTGTCCCATCGGGAGCGATTAACGAATCCATGATGGCAGCGGATGACATGAAAGCTATTATTGGGATTTATGATACTTCTCTTGGAGCTAGATCAAATGAAACCAGTGGAAAGGCTATCCTTGCTCGCCAGAAAGAGTCTGATGTATCTAACTTTCATTTTGTGGATAACTTGTCTAGGGCGATTCAATACGCTGGCAAGTGTTTGGTCGAGATTATACCTAGCGTTTATACGGCAAGAGATACGTTAAGGATTATAGGATCAGACCAGAAAGAAAAAGTGGTTCAGCTAGTAAACTCTAATGCTGCAAACCAACAAGATCCAAACCAAGTTAACGAAGAAAATGAAATAGAAGAAAAATTATATGATCTAAACACAGGGCGATATGATGTGACAGTGAAAGCAGGGCCAACATACGAATCCCAACGTGAAGAGACTAGAGAAACATTGATAGAGATAATGAGACAAGTACCGGGATCGGCAGAATTTATCGGTGATATTTTATTAGAACACATGGACTTTGAAGGTGCTGAGAAAGTTGCTGAAAGGATGAGGATGGCTACACAGCCACAACCTCAACAACCACAGCAACCCCCTCAACAACCGCAAGCTCCACAAATTGATCCAAATACGGGTCAACCAATACAACCACAGGGACAGCCATTGCCACCGCAGGGAATCCCCCAACAGTAAGGAATCAAATTATGAACGACTCAACAGCCGCAGACGGAATTGAGACAGAAACAGAAGAAAATACTGACGAATCACACACAGAAACCGTTGACGAAGACGTTGAGGATTCGCAAGAAGACCTTGATGAAAGCGAAGATGGCTATTCTGATGATGATGACGATTCAGATGAAGACGCTCCTGAAGTTAGAGAATACGACTTTGGTGGCAAGAAATTTAAAGTAAACAAGGAGGCGTTATCAGATGAGGAATCGGAACAATTCGAGTCTTTTGGCAAAGGGTTACAATCCGATTACACGAAGAAAACGCAAGAATTAGCAAGTCAGAGAAAGCAGATCGAGGCTAGAGAACAATCGGCTGAGAAACTTTTATCTCTGCAAGGTGATACCCTTGACATGTATTCACAAGGTTTAACTATTCGCCAAGAACTCGCCCAATTGAACGGAATTGACCTGAATCAGCTTTGGCAATCGAACCCTGATCAAGCCAGACAAGTTTCAGATGCAATCTCGCAAAAGACAAAGGAGTTTAACGCAACAGTCCAGCAGGTAAGTGCGAAGGAGGGCGAGATGGCCCAAACTAAGCAAGCGGATAAACAGGCAAGAGAAGCAGAGGGAGAGAAAACCCTGAATGCCAGAATTCCGCAATTTACCGAAAAAGTGGGTGATGTTATCGACTACTTCTGCAAAACTTTTGGGGCTGATAAAAAAGCAACAGAAGCGGGGTGGCGGTCTGATCCAGTAGTGACTGAACTAGCATACAAGGCGATGATGTTTGACAAGATGAAAGCAAACGTCAAAAAGGGTAGCAAAATAAGTCCAGCAACTGCAACAGAATCAAAACCTGTTAAGGGTAAAGGTGGCAGACATAAATCAAACACCCCCACAGATAAAGATTCGGCAAAGTCTTGGCTTGCAAAACGTAACGCTCAACTAAGAAAAAGAACGGGGTAGAACCCGTTTAATAATAATTATTTAAGGAAAATATATAATGGCAAATGCACTGATCACACCAACCGCAGTAACCCGTGAAGCCTTGCGGATTTTACATCAGAAATTATCATTCATTGGCTCAATTAATCGACAATACGATGACCGCTTTGCAAAGAGTGGTGCAAAGATTGGCGATAGTCTATCAATCAGATTACCTAATGAGTATGTAGTTCGTACTGGGGCAGCTTTATCGACTCAGGACACAACTGAAGCCACTGAAACGCTACAAGTTGCAACTCAGAAAGGTGTTGATCTTAGCTTTTTATCTTCTGATCTAACAACGGACTTAGATGATTTCTCTGACCGTATTCTAAAGCCAGCTATGTCAGTATTGGGTGCAGCTATTGAGAGCGATGCTCTTTCAATGTATAGAGATGTCTCAAAGGAAGTTTCTGACATTGGGGCAGCTTGTTCCATTACGGACGTTCTCAACTCTAGCAAAGAACTTACAGATGCTCTAGCGAGTGATGATCGAACTTTGCTCCTGAACACTCAAGCAAATGTTGATTTGGTTGATGCACTCAAGGGGTTGTTCAATGATCCTGCTAAGTTGTCTGATAACTACCGTAAAGGTATGGTTGCTAATAACTTCCTTGGCTATACGGACGTTTTTCAGAACACTCTGATGCCTATCCATACCACTGGGACTGATGATGGCACTGGTGACTACCTTGTCAATGGTGGGAGTGAGTCTGGCGCGTCTATTACAGTTGATACAGGCGCAGGAACATTAGTTAAAGGGGATATTATAGTTTTCGCTGGAGTTTATAGCGTCCACCCAGAGACTAAGGCCAGTACTGGTATCCTCAAGCAGTTTGCAGTTGCAGCTACAACTGGAACTTCAGCGACTACTATCACCATCACGCCGTCATTGACCGCAACAGGGGCCAAGGCAAATGTAACGAATGTCCCTGCTAATAATGCAGCAGTATCATGCCTTGAGTCTGATCGATCAACGGCAGTTGGGAACGCTGCTGATTACGGCATATCATTGGGATATGGTAAAAATGCTTTTGCATTTGCAACGGCTGATCTAATCATGCCTAAAGGCGTGGATTTCTCAGCCCGTGAAGTGATGGATGGCATCTCTATGAGAGTTGTTCGTCAGTACACAATTGCAGACGATAAATTTCCTTGTCGTTTAGATGTGCTTTATGGATATAAAACTATCCGTGAGCAAGAAGCAGTTCGTATTGGAAGTAACTAAGTCATGTTGGGGAGTGCTTGCAAAGGCTCCCCTCCATCTTAAACTGGAGATAATGGCAGAGCATGGCTAATTTTTTAAAGATAATTCAAAATGCGGCTGATGAAATCGGGCTTGCTCAACCAGCCACGGGTATTGGTAATGGTGCGGTTGAGACTTTGAAAATGATCCGATACGCTGACAAGGTTGGCAACGCATTAATGAAGTCTTTCCATTGGCAAATCCTCACAAAAGAAAAGACTTTTACTTCAGTCGCAAGCGAAACACAAACGTCAACAATACTGGAGGCAGATTTTGATCGTTTTATCCCTGAAACATTTTGGGACAGGACAGCCGCTTTTTTAATGACGGGTCCAACCACTCCTAAAGAATGGCAAAATCTCAAGGCCACAGATTACAACAATACAGGAAGTAGAAAGTTTAGATTGCGAGGAGATTCTATTTTAGTTATCCCAACACCTACGGCTGGGTTGGCTTACGCTTATGAGTATGTCTCAAATAAGTGGGTAGATATCGCAGCATCAGGAACTCCAAAAGTGGCATTCACTTTAGACACTGACATCCCATTGATTAATTCAGAACTTTTGACGTTGGGCATAATATACGAGTACCTTGATGGGGATGGTCTCCCTGCGGTATCGGCAGCAAAAACATATTTAGACATGTTTAAATTGCTTGCTAAAAACGATCAACCTTCATCTGGAACATTGTTAGCTGGGGATATTTTTGGTGGCAAACCAACAGGAGGGACAACCACGCTATGACCCTTGGTATCACGAGAACAAGACCTTCATCCGTATCTAAAACATTACCTGCTCCAACGGGGGGATGGGATACTAGGCACGCATTAGCATCCATGCCTTCAGATAATGCAGTGATCTTAGATAATTTTTTCCCTGAGACTGAACACGTTACGCTCCGTGGTGGTTCTATATCTTATGCAACGGGTATGAGTGGGAATGTTGAGACTCTAATGGAATATGCACCATTGACGGGAGTTAATGAATTATATGCTTGTAACAACGGAAGCATTTACGAGGTTACAGACTCAGGGTCGGTAGGGGCAGCGGTTGTTTCAAGTCGGTCAAATAACAGATTTCAACATACTCAAATTGGTACGGCTGGAGGACAATTTCTCTTTGCCTGTAATGGTGAAGACACTCCCCAAACGTATAACGGATCTGCATGGGCGAACTCTACGGTATCAGGCCCCACTATTGCAAATTTGATATGGTGTACTACTCACCAAGCAAGGATATTCTTTGGTGAAAAAAATAGTCTTTCTTTCTGGTATTTAAGCACCCGGACAATAAATGGGGCAGCGTTGGAATTTGCTCTTGATGGTATTTTTAAAAGGGGTGGTTATATCATGGCAATGGGAAGCTGGACAAGAGATGGAGGTTCTGGCCCCGATGATGTTGCTGTATTTTATTCAAGTGAGGGAGAGATTGCTGTCTACTCAGGGACTGACCCATCGAGTGCTAGTACATGGGCTTTGGTTGGTGTCTTCCAACATGGGAGGCCTGTCGGTAGGCGTTGCGTAACGAAGGTCGGAAGTTCGCTTGCTTTGATCTCAGAAAATGGGTTCCAAGACGTTTCAAGCATTCTTTCTGTGGATAGATCGTCTTCTGAGAATGTGGCTATATCTAAACAAATTAATGATGCTGTTAATAGCGCGGTTAAAAGCTATGGGGATTTATTCGGGTGGCAACCCATCGTGTTCCCTAAATCACAGATGTTAATATTTAACATCCCAATCAGTGCAACAGAAATGCACCAATATGTTTTTAATTCCTTAACTGGTGCGCCTTGTAGATTTAAAGGTCTAAATGCACTTTGTTGGGGAATGCGAGGTGATAAAATGTTTTTTGGTAAGACGGATGGGACAGTCCACGAATTTGATGGGGTTGATGCCAATGGGGATACATACCCTTCAGATGCTGGGACAGCGATTACTGGAGACGCAATGGCAGCCTTCAGTTACTTTGGTTCAAAAGGAAGTGAAAAGGCTTTTAAATTAGTCGAGCCCATTTTTATAAGTACAGGCAATCCAAACCCTGCTCTGGATTTAAACGTGGATTTTACTACTTACGCTCCTGTCGGACAGCCTCAACCTTTACCTAACAGTGCAGGACAATGGGGCGTTGCAAGATGGGGTGTCTCTCTTTGGGGAAAAGCAGATCAAGTTTTTAAAGGGTGGTTGGGTGTCCGTGGTCATGGGAGAGCAGCTTCCTTAAGAGTAAGGGTTACTACTTCTATCTCAAGACCTTCATGGGTTTCTACTAATTACACATTTGTTCGAGGTGGTCAAATTTGACTGATATCCAAAAATTGTTTCCTAGAGATATTAGGGATAGACCAGCGAAAGAAAAAATCAATGTGCTGATTGATTGTGTTGGTGGGGATATCCAAACACCAGCAGGGAGCTATGGAGTGTTAACGACAGATGGTGTCATTTTAATGGCAACAGGAACGGCCACATTGTTCACGGCTGTAGGGAACAAAGACCAGAGAATTATTGTCAAAAGATTGGCAGGTGCGACTATCACAATTGATGGGGCTGGATCTGAAACAATTGATGGAGCAACAACGAAAACACTAGGCACCCAGTATGATACTTTAACTATTATTTCTGATGGAGCTAACTGGCACATTATATGAGGAGCTCACCGACATTACTTTATGGAGAGTCTGAAGAGGTGTCTGATTGGGTGTCTCGACATATTCCAGAAGTTAATAATGGTTTTAAGGAAGCAACAGCAATAGGTGTTATCTCTCAAGGAAAGTTAATAGCAGGGGTTGTTTACAATGAATGGCAACCAGAGTATAAAACAATACAGTTGAACATTGCAGCGACGAACCCAATGTGGGCGAGGAAAGAAGTGATTAAAGATTTGTTAGCTTATCCATTTTACCAAGTCGATGTTTTTAAATGTTGGCTTACGATTCCATCGGATAATAAGAGATCATTACAAATGACAGATCATGTCGGTTTTACTAAAGAGGGTATAATGGCTCACCAATTTGGGAAGAAAAGACACGCTGTTATTAAAAGGATGTTCAAACCAGATTATGAAAGAATGTGGAGAAATAAATAAATGATAACAACTTTAGACTTTAAGCAACTAGAAGGATTCTTTGCAAAATTGGATCAGAAGAAAGGTGGTGGTGGTTATTATTCTCCTCCCCCAGCCCCTGACCCAGTAGCTACGGCCCGAGCACAAGGTGCTGCTAATAAAGAAGCTGCTGTTGCCTCGCAAGAATTAAACATGATAAACCAAGTGAGTCCTTTCGGAAATTTAGACTACGACCAAACTGGGACTTCTGCTGCTGATACTCCACAATATACAGCTACCTCAACACTTAGCCCATCAGGACAAAGGCAACTTGATCTAACAAACCAAGCAGGGGAGAAATATGGGGAGACTGCAAACGCACAACTTAACCAAGTTTCAGGCCAGTTATCAGCCCCTGTTGACTTCAGTGGATTAGGCGCGGCCCCAGTAGCGGATTTAAGCACTCTTGGTCAAGCTCCCACAGCAAACTTTAATAACTTGGGTGCGGCCCCAGTAGCTAACGAACAGACAAGGCAAACAGTACGACAATCTATCCAAGACCGGGAACAACCTTATCAAGAAAGAAAACTCGATCAGTTACGAAGTCGGTTAGATACACAGGGGATTGCCCAAGGGTCAAAGGCTTATTCAGATGCTATGTTTGATTACAATAGAGGATTGAATGATTTTAACCTAGCGGCAGACAACCAAGCCTTAAACCAAATGTCTCAATTGTACGGACTCCAATCTGACCAAAGAGGGAGAGCTACTAACGAGATAGGTCAGCAATTTGATTTTAGCAATCAGGCAAGAGATAGAGGTTTAAGAGATATAGAAGCGCAATATAGATTAGACGCTAACGCAAGAGATCGAGGTGTTAATGAGTTAGTCCAACAGAGGCAGATCCCACTCAATGAGTTGGCTGCCATGTTGTCTGGATCACAGGTTCAAGGTCCATCTTTCCTGAACACGCCACAACAATCGATGCAAGCAGGGGATATTCAGGGCGCGACTTACGCTAATTATAATGCTGCAAACAACGCCTACAACCAACAACGACAAGCAGACAGTGCTGGCAAGGGGTCTATGGGTAGCACTCTCGCATCTTTGGCTGGTACTGGGGCGCAGCTGTATATGTCAGATAGACGGGTCAAAGAAAACATCAGAAAGATTGGTCAACTCGCTAACGGTCTTTTTGTTTATATGTTTAATTACATTTGGGGTGGCCCTCAACAAATCGGGGTCATGTCGGATGAGGTTAGGAAGATCAAACCTCATGCAGTTATAGTTCATCCTAGTGGATATGATATGGTCAATTATGAAGAGGTACTCTCATGAGAGGAAGAGGAATAGGAAGTTATAGGTTAGGGGATAAATACGTTTCACCTGATAGGAAACTGTCTGAATTGTTAATGCAAGAAAGTGCTAGGAAAGGGCCAGCTTATCATTGGTCTGATACTTTGGGAAGGATAGCCCAAGGTCTAACTGGAGGTTATTTAGCAGGGCGAGATCGGAAAAACCAGAATGCAGCTAACGAAGCATTTACAAAAGTGGAAGCTGATTCATTCACGAGACAGCCTATGATAAGTGAAGAACAGGCTAGAGGGAGCAATCAGGTTGGTGCTATATTGGATCAATATAACGACCAGAACCTGATGGAAGGCCCGATGGTACAGGAAAATGTGAGAAGAATCGGTAAGCAACAAGACAGAATCACACAGGCAGAAGACCGTATAAAGGAGGCGAACAATCCCGGAACTGTTTATAATAACCCAGCAGATAGAGATAAGCGTATCGAATTTGAAAACAATAGTATCGCAAATGCAAATGACATGATTGATCAGTATGGGGATAGGTTCAATGACCAGATGGCAATTGGCAAAGGCGATAGAGACATTTTTGTTGATAAAGAGATTGCGCGTCAACGAGAGGCAAGCGAACAAAATGTATTAGACAAAAAAATGCCTCAACTGGATTACTCAATGCAAAACTTGCGAGGGCTGGAAAACAACCCATACGCACAAAGGTTATTGCAAGGCTTGATGATGAACCAAATGCAAACGGACGCAGCTTCACGTTTGGCTGGGACTGCTAGAGATCAGAAACTTGCTGATGCAACAAGAGATAGAGGCTATGCGGTTGAGGATCGGGATAAAAGGATAGGATCAACGGCTCCAAAAACGCAAGAAAAATTCTTGGCTAATGGGCTGGTTCAAAGACAGAACTATGTCGGAGGTGAGTGGGTTGATGATGGGGTCCCATTCGATAAAAACCTAAGATCAGTAGCGTCACAGGAACAGGCGGTAACTCGGGGGCGAGCATCAAAGTCTTTCTTTGATGCAGATGTGGAAAGGGAAAAAGCACAGATAAAGACTGAAGCTAGGGATGAAGCAACTAAATCCAAACCACTACCAACAGCGGCCCTAAAGATGCAAGAAGACCACATTGACGCAATTGGGACTGCTAAAGGGCTTGACGCTGACTTGGGAAAGTGGGACGAGATGATTACAAGTGGGAAACTTGATCTAGGTTTTTTTGCCAACCCTCTTAATGCAGCTAAAACCTATACAGGGTTTGGTGGAGATGAGCAAAGTAGAAATTATAGTTCTTTTAAGACTAGCCTTGAGAAAATGCGTAACGATTCTTTGCGTCTAAACAAGGGTATCCAGACAGAGGGCGATGCTCTGAGGATATGGAAAGAATTAATTGACGGTATCAGCGATGAGGATTATGTGTCTCAACGCCTCAAGGAATTGCAAGCCGTAAACAAGAGGGCTGTTATGATAAGAAAATTCCAGATCGACACGATCAGGAACAACTATGGCAAAGAGTCAATGGATGAGACTCCGACACCAACAGCGATACCGGGGACAAGTGGCGAAGAAAAGAATTTTGTTTATGTGAAAGGCAAAGGGGTGATTCCTGAGAAAAGAGGTCAGAAATGAAAACTGTTACAATGCAGGATGGGCGAAAGATTAAATTCCCAGACAATATGAGTCCACAGGAGATTGAGGCAGTATTGGACGAAGAAAGTGGAATATCGTCAGAGATTGTGCAACCTTCACCACCACAGAAACAACAACAATTGCAACAGCAACAACAACCAGATCAAGGAGAAGTTCCTTGGCAAGAAGATGTCAAAGGGTTTGTTCGTACTGCTGGGAGTGGTATGACTTTTGGTCAGACGGATAGATTAGCTGATTGGGCGCAAGAAAAAGAAAATGAGTGGCGAGAAAAGTTTGATATGTTGCCATCCCCTGATAGCAGAACAAGCAAACAAGTAAGAGATGAATTTAAAGACAGAAACCCGACAACGGCATTAATCACTTCAATCTTATCTGGGGTGGGGAACCCATTGTTGAGAGGTGCAGGGAACTTGGCAATGGCAGGGAAAAAGTTGCTCCCGAAAATAGGTAAAGGCTCTGTTGTAGGGGGAGCAGGTAGTGGGCTTCAAGTTGCTGGTGAGTCTGAAGGATCTCTATCAGAGCGATTACAAAAAGGAAAGGATGCAGCTATAATTGGGGCAGTTACTGGGGGAGCAATCCCCGGAGTTGTTTCTGGTGTTAATAAAGGGGCTAAATCAGTAAAGGATTTAGTTTTAGGATGGGGTGGTTCTAATACGCAAACATCCAACGCAGCAAGACAGATTTCAGAAGCACTTAAAAAAGAGGGGCTTACCCCGAAATCTGCATTGGAAAAAATGAAAAAAATAGGACCAAACGCAACTATCGCTGATCTTGGTGTGAATCCACAGAATTTATTCTATGCTCAAGCAGCTAGACCGGGTGGTGGTCAAAAGAAAGCCTTAGATTGGGTTAATGATCGTCACATCGGGACAAGGGATATTGATAATAACTTAATTGGTGGTAACACCAATAGGGTCTACCAAACACTTGAAGATATGCCATTTGGGACTGGATACCATGATAGATCATCGTTTGACAAAGCCCAAAAATTAGCAAGTGAATTGTATAAGAAAGCGAATGATGCCAATTTAGTGATAAAGAACGACACTGTTGACAAATTGTTGCGTAGACCGAACATGGATGAAGTTATGAAAAAAGCAGGTGATGGAATGCGTATGGAGGGGAAAAACGTCAGCCAGTATAGCAAAGAGGCAACAGAGGATTTTATAGAGGGTGGTGGCAAGGGGAAAATTGGAGAAGGACTCAAACTAGAATTTCTCAACGAAGTTAAGAAAGTATTATGGGATTTTGAGGAAGCTGCTAAAAATGCAACAACTGGGAAAAGTACACAACTTAGCAACGCATACAATTCTATTCGTAGGGAACTAACAGAAGCTCTTGATGAAGCAGACACCACTGGATTTTATAGGGAAGCAAGGAAGGTTGCAGGGGATAATATTGGCAACCAGAGGGCGTTGGACAAAGGTCTTAAATTTATGCGAGAGGGCATTGATTCAAAGGAGATGTCTGGGACTCTTGAAGTTATGACACCACATGAGTTGCATAATTTTAGAGTAGGTGCAGTTCAGGCTCTTAAAAAAACAGTCGAGAACTCATCCCCCACGGCTAATGCCACCCAACAATTGATGGGCAAGAAAAACATTGAAGATAGACTCAAACATATTTTTGGGGATAAAGATATATTCAAGAAATATATAGATGATCTTGTGAATGAAAATCAGATGTATAGTACATTTAAAAGAACTCAAGGCTCACAGACAGGTAGCAATACGGCAACTATAGATGAACTTTCTAAGCCTGTGAGCAAGGTTATGACAGGATATGAACAGTTAAAAAGAGGTAGCCCAGTGTCGTGGTTAGCTGGTGCGTTAAATATATTTGGTGGATTAAAAGATAAAACTCTGACCTCCCCCGGTACATCGAGGAAGTTATCAGAGTTATTAACAGGGCGAGATGTTAGCGCATTAGAAAAACACGTTATTGCTAAAGAGATGAGCAATGCAGGTCAAGGGAAACTAGCACAACGACTGCTATCTGGTGCATCCGTAGGGATTGGCTCAAATAACTCAGGGAGATAAATAAATGGCAAGAAATGGATCAGGTACATATTCAAGGACGCAATCAGATTATGCGTTTAATACAGTTATCCAAGAGACTCAGATCAATTCTGAGCTAAACGATATCGCAACGGAGATATCAGCTTCGCTTGAAGTCTCAGGGAAAAAGACTTGGACGGGGAATCAGAATGCTGGCTCGACTAAAATCACGGCTTTAGCTGTCGGAACCGTAAACACTGATTCTACAACATTGGGTCAATCGCAAAATAGTGGATCTCAATATGCTACTGGGTCAGGGACTAACACGATTGTGGCAACAATGGCTCCAGCCATAACGGCTTATGCGGCTGGGCAAACTTTTAGAATAAAGATGGCAGCCGGGGCAAATACTGGAGCAACGACTATCAACCTAAATAGCTTGGGCGCGAAGGCAATAACAAAGAAAGGGACTACAGCATTAGCGGCTGGGGATATTCCTGCTAGTACGATGTTTGAGATCGCTTATGACGGCACTCGATTCCAGTTGTTAAATGTTGGGACGGATGTTGGTATCACGGCAAGTTCTACTGATTCTTTAACCAATAAGACTTTTGATGCAAACGCTACAGGGAACAGCCTAAGTAATGTAGATGTAGCTGACCTTGCAGCAGGAACAGACGGGCAACTAATCACATGGGGTGCTGACGCAGCAGCGACAACGGTAGCGGCTGGAACGTCCGGGCATTTTCTTAAATCGCAAGGAGCAGGTTCAGTCCCAGTGTTCGCTGCGGTAGCTGCTTCTTTGGCTAATGTTGTAG